GCGGTAACGTCGAGCAGGAATCCGAGATACTGGCGCAGGTGCTGGCGCTGCGGGATGATCCGGTTGGCTTCGTCAGCTATGCCTATCCGTGGGGCCGCAAGGGCACGCCGTTTGAGAAGTTCACCGGACCACGCCGCTGGCAGATGGATGACTTCAAGCGGATTGCCGAACACACCCAAGAGCAGGCGTTCCGGCACGAAAACGGCCTGCCGCTGAAAGTCTGGAAGGAAGCCCGCTCGAGCGGCCGCGGCCCGGGCAAGTCCGCCAAGTTCGGCATGGTCGCCCACTGGCACATGAGCACCCGCATTGGCTCCACAACGATCGTCACCGCCAACACGGAAGGTCAGTTGCGCAGCCGCACGTTCCCGGAGTACGCCGTGTGGTTCGGTGCCGCCATCAACGCCCACTGGTTCGCACTAGAAACCATGCGCATCGTGCCGGCCCCATGGCTGATCGAGATCGTCAAGAAGCTGCCCGAGGACGGCGGTCTGGGCGTGGACCCGAAGTATTGGTTCTGCGCTGGCCAAACGTGGTCCGAAGACAACCCCAACGCCTTCGCCGGTGTCCACAACCCCTACGGTCTGCTGCTGCAATTTGACGAGGCAGCCGGTATTCCAAGCAAAATCTGGGAAGTGTCCGAGGGCTTCTTCACCGAGCAGAACCCCTACCGCTACTGGATGGCGGCTTCGCAGATGCGCGGTCGATCGGGGCGGTTCTTTGAACTGTTCAACGACGAGCAGATGGGAGATGGCTGGGACTTGCGCACCCTGTCCACCCGTGGCATGGAAGGTGTTGACCAGGGCGTGGTGGAAGACCAGATCAAACGCTACGGCATTGACTCCGACTTCGTGCGGGTGGAGATCATGGGCCTGCCACCGCAGACATCCGAAGACCAGTTCATCCCGTGGGACGCTGTTCGTGCAGCGCAGCAGAACACACTGGCGCAGGATTACGGCGAACCGCTGATCCTTGGCGTCGACCCGGCGCCGCGCGGCAAGACCTCATGGCGGTTCCGGCAGGGGCGGAATGCCCGGGACTGTTGTGGAACTGCAACAAAGGGCGCGTGGCACGCGCAGGACAACGTGCAGATCGCCGCTGAAATCGTCAAGCTGGACATGAAGTACAACCCGGACGCCATCTGCATCGACTTCGGTATGGGCACGGGTGTCATCGATATCCTGAAGCGAAACACCCGGATCCGACACAAGCTGCATGAAGTCAAGTTCGGCTCCTCCCCCCACATCAAGGATGGCGAGTTCGCCACCCACGCGGCTGAACTTTGGGGCGCCATGCGAGACTGGCTGCCGGGCGGCATGATTGAAAAGGACGGCGGGGAGAAGGGTTCGCTATCTCACCAGCTGACCGACCGGGGCTGGAAGTGGAGCGGGCGAGAGGAAAACAAAAAGATTCTGGAAACCAAAGAAGACCTGCAAAGCCGTGGGGTTAAGTCGCCTGACGACGCCGACGCCTTGGCCTGCACCTTTGAAGTCAACCCGCCGCGGCGTGACGACCGGCGTGCTTCCGGTGCGCGGGTAGTCGAAGGGGTGTCCAGTTGGATGGGGGAAGCGTGATATGATGGAAGCACAGGAGATCACGCAATGACCGGCATTCTTGGCAAACCTTCCATGCCCGCACCCCAGCCGGTGCCGGCGAACCCGACGTCTGATCCGGCAGCGGAGCAGCAGCGCCTGGCGGCCGAACGGGCGGCGTTGGCCGAGCGCAAAGGCGCTGGCCGTGCGGGCACGATCGCCGCTGGCGGTGAACTGGCGACGACCATGCAAGCCGAGCGCGGGTTGATGCGCCGGCGCGCGTCTGCGGAGATGCTGGGTTGAGCGAAAAGACGCAGTTCCACATCCAGAAACTCGGCCAGTTGCGCGCCGATCGCTCTGGGTTTGATACTCAATGGGAAGAAGCCGCGTCGCTGATTATCCCAGCGCACCGCAATTCCTTTCAGGGCCGCGGGTCTGACAACGCCTTCGGCGCACAGGGCCAGAAGAAAACCGAACTGCAGTATGACTCGTCTGTTGGCGTGGCCGCTCAGCGATTCTCCAGCGTCATCGAATCACTGGCAACCCCACAGGCATCCGTGTGGCACCGGTTAGTGCCCGCTGACAAGATGCTGAAGCGCAACCGCGCCGTGCGCCTGTTCTTCGACGAACTGAACGAAATCCTGTTCAGCCACCGCTATCGCCCCATGGCCAACTTCGTGGGCAACAGCCAGCAGACGTACATGGGGCTGGGCACCTATGGCAACGGCGCGCTGTACGTGGACAAGCCGGAAGACGGCAGTCGGGGCTTGCGCTACCGGAACTTCCACTTGGGCGAAGTCTACTTCGTCGAGAACCACGCCGGCATCGTCGACACGTTCTACCGTTCGTGGTACATGACCGCGCGCCAGATCGCACAGCAGTTCGACAAGCCCGGCGACAAACTGCCGGAGGCCGTGACCGAGGCTATCAAAAACCCGCAGCAGGCCGAAAAGAAGTTTGAAGTGCTGCACTGCGTCTATCCGCGCAATGACTTTGACCCGCGCCGGGTTGACCCGAAAGGGCTGCGGTACGCATCGCTTTACATCTTCGTCCAGAACCAAGAGGAAATCCGGGAGTCCGGCTACAACAGCTTCCCGCTGCCGGTGGCGCGCTACACGCAGGTATCCGGTGAGATTTACGGCCGCGGTCCGGCGCAGTGGGTGCTGCCGGCCATCAAGGTGCTGAACGAACAGAAGAAGACCGTGCTGAAGCAGGGCCACCGCGTGGTGGATCCGGTTTTGCTGGCGCACGACGACGGCAACCTTGGCTCCTTCAGTCTCAAGCCCGGCGCACTGAACCCGGGCGGCCTGAACAAAGACGGCAAGCGCATGGTGGACGTGCTGCCGACCGGCAACATCGCCGTTGGCGACAAGATGATGCAGATGGAGAAGGACGTCATCAATGACGCCTTCCTGATCACGCTGTTCCAGATTCTGATCGACACGCCGCAGATGACGGCGACCGAAGTGCTGGAGCGGGCGCGGGAGAAGGGGATGCTGATTGCCCCGACCGCTGGCCGCCTGCAAGCCGAGTTCCTTGGCCGCATGATCGAACGCGAACTTGATCTTCTGTTCCAGCAAGGGCTGGTGCCGGAGATGCCTTCCATCCTGCGCAACACCGAGGCGGCGGAATATTTCGTTGAATATGATAGCCCGATGTCGCGGATGCAGCGGTCGGAGAAAGCCGCCGGTTTCATGCGGGCGTTGGACGTGGCAGCGAACTACGCGAAGAACACTGGCGATCTGTCGCCATTGGATTGGCTGAACTTTGACACCGCCATGCCAGAGATTCTGGACATTCAAGGCGCACCGACCGCATGGACGCGCTCACTACAAGACGTCGAAGCATTGCGCGCAGGCCGTGCGCAACAGGCGCAGACGCAGCAGATGATTGAAGCCGCCCCCGCCGTCGCCGGCCTGATGAAGTCAGCACCCGCTGCTTGATAAAACTTAACCTTGGATGCGGCAGCAAGAAGCTGCCCGGCTTCGTCAACGTCGACGCCCAGCCAATGGAAGACCCGGACGTGGTTGTCCGGCTGGACGTTGACCGCTGGCCGTGGGATGACAACTCCGTCGAAGCTGTCGAGGCGTCGCACGTTATCGAACACATCGCACCGGTCGAGCCGTTCTTCCACTTCATGCGGGAACTGCACCGCGTATGTGTGGATGGCGCCCGCGTCCACATCACACTGCCGCACCCGAGCCACGATATTTTCCTGCAAGACCCGACCCACCAGCACGCCATCCTGCCCGGCACGCTGGCGATGTTTTCCAAGAAGTACGCCGAGATGCTGGCCAAGCACGGGCACCAGTTGACACCGTTCTGGAAATACTTTAATATAGACTTTGATATGGGGCCGGTGCGGTACACGTTTGACCCGGCCGTGGACGGCAGCGACCCGGACTTGGAGTACAAAGCCCGGCATTGCCGCAACATCATCAAGGAGTGGGAAACAACCATGGTCGTATGCAAGTCCTGACCGATTGGTGGGAGCAGGTGCGGCGGGTGTTGATGCGCCGCCGCCACGCTTACAACGTCACGTTCCGTTCGCCGCTGGGCGAAGAAGTGCTGCGCGATCTGGCGCGGTTCTGCCGTGCGCATGAGTCCACGTTCCATCCGGACGACCGCGCCCACGCGATGGCCGAAGGCAGGAGGGAGGTGTGGCTGAGAGTGCAAAACCATCTGAACCTGACGCCTGATGAACTGTGGCAACTTTACTCTGGACGACCGAGCGGAGACACGAATGTATCGTGACGGCAAAATGATTGGGGATGGGCTGCCAATCAATATGGTTTTGAATCATGGCGCGCTGGGTGACGTCATCTGTTCGCTGCCGGCGATCATTGCCGGGCGCAAGGCTGATCCGTTTTCCATCATCCGCGTGTGGGGGCCGTCTTGGCAGCATGAGTTGCTTGACCACCTGCTGAAACCCTACGGTGAGTTTGAAATCCGTAACTTCGAGGATTTCCCCAAGACCAAGGCCGAGCGGGCAGAACGTAACCTTGGCCACACGGCGCTGAACCAGATGCCGTTCAACACGCACACGCGCAACCGTGTCCACATGGTTGATTACGCTTTCGGCTGTCTGCTGGATTCCAGACCGGAGAACATGCTTGAGCGCAGTTACCCGACAAAGGCGCCGCTGGGGCCGCGCCGGTTTGACGAGCCGTACGTTGTCTTCCCGGTTGGCAGTACGTCCGAGAACAAACTGTTCCGCGCCAGCGTGATGGCGCCGGTGATTGACTGGGTGGACTCGCAGGGTTACGTGCCGGTATTGGTAGGCACCAAGACTAGTCACACCAAGGCTGACGCCGGTGGCGTCCTGACACCGATCACGATCATTGACGAAGTGGACAAATTACCGGACATTACACGCAGTAAATGTGTGGATTTACGAGAGGCAACAACGCTGCTGGAACTACGAGACATTTTGGGTGGCGCCGAAGCAGTCGTTGGTGTCGATGGTGGCACGCTGCACCTGGCAGGGACGACCGACGTCAACATCATCTACGCCATGGGGGCGACGATTCCACAACACCGGTTCATCGCCCGCAACGGCGACCCCAGCCACAAGATTCGGTATGTGGGACCGAGAGACACCTCCTGTGGGGGTTGTCAATCGAATTGGCGCATGAGTAGGCAAGACTTCCGTTTTTGCGCATACGGCGACAATCTTTGTATGAGTAATTTGCACCCGGATGATTTTGTTGCGGGGTTACAGGAACTTGGATTGTGAAGACTTGCAAAAAGCATCCAACAGCCCCTCGCTACGAAAATGGCCGATGTAAAATCTGCGTTAAAGAAGCAAACTCAAAATGGGAAGCAGCGAATCCAGAAAAACGGCGGGAAATACATAGACGTTGGGTTAAGTTGAATCCAGAAAAGATTAGGGTGAAGAAAAACAGGTACAGCGCCAAATGGCGAGCAGCTAATCCTGAAGAAGCAAAACGTCGATCACGGCGACGCTCGTACGTGGCCGCCGGAATGGATCCAGCAAAAGCCGCCGCTATTTTGGCGGCACACAACGGTAAGTGTGATTGCTGCGGCGCAGACAAGTCCGGCGGACAGGGTTGGCAAGTTGACCACGACCACGCAAGCGGCGCTATCCGTGGGGTTCTTTGCTTTTACTGCAACACCGCAATAGGCAAGTTGGGCGACAATCTTGAAGGCGTGATGAACGCCGTCCGTTATCTTGAAAAAGGAGCAGTAAAATGACCGACACCACTGCAGCAACTACGACCGCCACAACCACCACCACCACTGCCGCCGACACCACGGCCGCAACGACGACCACGGCCCCGTGGCACGGCATCACCGACACCGACGCCGCGGCCTACGTCGCCAACAAAGGCTGGCAAAGCCCGCAAGACGTTATCAAGTCTTACCAGGGAGTCGAGAAACTGATCGGGCGTGACCCATCCACGCTGATTCCGATTCCGCGATTGGATGACCCGGAAGGTGTGAAGTCCGTCTTCCAGAAGCTGGGCCTGCCCGAGTCGCCGGACAAGTATGACATGAGCGTCGGCCTGCCGAAGGGTGCAAAGCCGGACGAAGGTTTTGCCAAGACGATGCAAGGCTTGCTCCACAAGGCGAACGTCACCGACGGGCAGGCCAAGACGCTGGTGGCTGAATGGAACGCCCTGCAAACTGCCCAGCGGGAGCAGGCAGCCACGGATTACGAGCTGAACGTCCAGGCGGACAAGCAAGCCCTGCTGGACGAATGGAAGGGCGGGCACGACCGGATGATGAATCGGGCTAAGACCGCAGCGACCAGTCTGGGCTTCACCACGGAACTGATCGACGCCATCGAAAAGCAGGTCGGCTACGCGGCGACCTACAAGATGTTTGCGGAGATCGGCGGCAAGCTGGGCGAAGACACGCTGGTGACGCCAAACAAGAACACCGAGTTCGCCGCAACCCTGACGCCGGAAGAAGCCAAGGCCCAACTGGCGACAGCGCGCAGTGACCCTAACCATATCGCCGCGTTGAAGGACAAGAGCCACCCGGGTCACAAGCTGGCGCAGGAAAAGGAAAATCGTCTTTTTGCCATTATGTACCCCGGCGGTAAATGATGGACGAACGCGAAATCAAACTGCGCTGCATCGAAGCCGCCGCCAAAACCCCCACGGTCCACCTGAAAGGGCAGGCCGAGGGGGTAGTGGAAATCGCAAGTGCTTGGTTTAATTGGATTATTTCTTCACCGAAAGGGGAAGCTGGCAAAACCTTGGGATTGCCGGGGAAAAAGTAGCCCGCAGTGTGATACACTTGTTGTATGGAGGTCTGCGCGGACAAGGTGAAAGCCCCCGCAATGCAGAAGTCCGAATGGCCCCCGAAATTTGGGACAAGCCGGCTGCCCAGCCAGATAGGGCAAACCCAGTTTGTTTTAAACCTTAATTTCGGAGAGTACCATGCCTGATTCCATAACAGTGGCTAGCGTCCAACAATATCGTTCCAATGTTGAGATGCTGCTGCAACAAACCGATTCCCGCCTGGCCGGTGCCGTCACCGTCGGCAGTTACGTTGGCAAAGCTGCCAGCACTGTCGAACAGTTCGGTTCCGCCACGGCCGTCCAGCGCACCAGCCGTCACGCTGACACCCCGCTGCTGGACCTCT